TAGATCCGATTGGTGTAGTATCCACCAACATATCGGTCAGGAATCCCTGTCTAGCATTTCTATAACTTTGTGCCATTACTATTAAATCTTAATTAAGTATTCCATAACAATAAATGGTGCAGTAGCAGCATCAATTGATACTGAAGAATCTGTACCGATATCCATTCTGGTAGTTAAATTTTCAGGTGGAACATTAATTGCATTGGTCTTTACCTTATAATTATGATCACCTTTTTCTAAATCAATACGATGATTATGTCTGGTTGGATCTGTACCTGCAGAAATCGCTAAGTCAACAGTATCCATTGTTTCGTTTACAACATCAACAATTGCTGTTGAACTTTTATGATCTTGATTTGATTGCAATGGAACAACATCGTGTAAACTTACACTATTGTAATCTACAGGAACTCCAGGATAACCTTGTGCATAAGTAATTGGAATATCATTATCCCAGTTAACTTCTGGCCAGATAGGTTGATATACACACCCAAGGAGAACGACGGAAGCTGGGTTTCCATATCTAGCAACATCAGATCCATTTGGAGATCCAATAAGTTCTCCTCCATCTAGAGTATATTCTTCATTATTCAAGCAACCATAAGTATATGACTGCTCTCCATATCCAAAAATACAATAACCAAAGTACAAAGTATTCTGTTCACCGCCTGGGAATGACTGTACTGTTAATGCCTGACTTTTCCATTTATTAATTGCTTTGCAAGGTGCTTGAGCACTTCCTGGTGGTGCAGAACTATCATTATTATACCTAGTAGCGTCTAACCAATCTTGAATTGGTATTGTTGACGCATTAACACGACCTGTACGACCACCATTAGCATTTGGTTGATTAGTTGACGCCTCATTGGTCTGTAAATTTCTTGCTCTTACCGCACTATGCAAGTGCAAGTGACCATGAATTGCATTTTCTTCAACCCCTTCAATATCAGTATAATGTGTGTCACCAGCATATTCCCACGATGGTCTACCTCTTAAAGGAATTTCTTGACTAGGAACTGTAATTTGACCAGAATATGTAATGTTTACAGTATCACCAATCGCAGACGTTACTTCAATACCAATACCAGATCTACTCACTAAATTACCTAATGCATTGGGCAATCTAATGTTATTATATGATCCAGCGTTAGCACCTGAAGTTGGTTCTGGGTATTTTGATCCTAAATCAGGAACCATAAATTGCTCTTCAGATAGATTATCAAATTCTGTACCATCGGGATTTCTCCTAAGATACTTGCAATTACTACCTGTCCCCAAAATTGCTGCTAAAGCAGGATAATCAGCAGCAAAGTATTTTGCACCATCACATTTAAGATATCCTGCAGGCAATTTTGCTCTGTTTACTGCACTACTTGGATCACCACTATATTCCATCGGCCAAATAATAACTTGACCTGATAGATTACCATACTTGGATCTTTCTTTAGCGTAAAATGCTGGCATCAGTATGCTTTGATTATGAACGTCATTGTTACGTTAGGTTGTGTGGTATCAACCGTAATATTTAGTGCATCTTCTAGACTATCTGCAGTTAGAGCAGATCCATCTGCATCACCTGCCGTGTGTGAAGGAGGACTTGCAATAGATCCAATACCTTGAGAAATTTCAAAACTTCCGTGATTATGAGCTCTGAAAACCTGCTCTTTAGGATCTTTTGAAGTATCAATGACATTCATAGAAGTTGGCCATGTATTATGCTTAAATGCCAAATCAATGGTTCCACTATTTTTTACTTGAAGATTCACTGTGACCTCATAAATCGGTGCAGCAGCTGTTCCTTTATTTTCAATTGATTGTACGTATGTACCCTCTTCAAAATAATGAAATTTATTATCTAAATTAACTGGTAATACAACCATTAATGGGGTAATTTTATCATATTGATACCACGTATCTGTACCAGCAGTATATAATTTTTTGATGTTAGTATTAGCTGGTAACGTAAATTTATTACTTTGTGCAGCAATTGTAACTCCAGATACAGTAAATACTGGAGAGGTTTCTGGATTATCTACCAGTCCGTCACTTCTAACAGGTGCTCCTGTATCATATCCAAGGAAATTTGTTTTACCTTGTCGTATCATAGGTTTTGGAAACATTCCAGTATGACAAGGCGTTGCGTGAGAAGTTTCATGCTCTGTAGTAAATGCTGCCGTTTCGCCTCTTTCAAATATAATTGACTCCCACGTTAAATTTTCGGGTCCAGTTCCTCCACCTAATTGTTCTCTATCAGTTGTTGGCCAATTATCTTTGCCTGCAGGAACATTTCCCCAATAATCTTTACCGCTACTATCCTGAGAAAATTCATAAAATTTATCCATTCTTGGAAGGGTATTTTCTCTAGTGTTATCAGCATAATATGTCAGTTCAACAGCACCGTTAAACCATTGAGTAGGTTCAGCTTCTGCGTTTTGACATTCAATAGGACCTTTTGTGTAACCACAGTCAGTCTCATCCGTAATAGTTCCTGTCATATCAATACCCCTATCCGTTCGGAAAACCATTGCTCCAGAAGCATTTGGATTCACCGATGGTATACTATCACTATGACTATGTGATGGAGTATGATTCATTCCTAATTTTCTATTGAGAGTATAAACTGACTCTAGAAAATCAGGAGCACCCATAGTAATATTATCAAATTTAAAATATAAATTACCAGCTAAATTTAAAGTGAAATCAATATCACATGTTGCTTGGTAGTTAGGATTAATTGGAACGATTTCACCATATCCTTCAATAAGATCTCCCAATTTATCTCCCTGTGTATTATATACTGCATTCAAAGGGTCAACTTGGTTAAATTTATACTTATCTTGTGTTAGATAAGAATTTTCAAGATCAACTAAAAGTTTAGCAGATATATTTGGCAACCTAAATGTTGCATCAGTACCATAATACGGAAATTCATGATGATTTCCCGTTACATCAGTCATGTTACCACCATAGGTGTCACCTAAACTTGCTGCCAATAGAGGATAATCTGAAGCATTTACCGTTTGACCATTACAAGTAATCCATCCTTTAGGGATATTAGATTCTAAGAATCCAGTACCCCCGTCTCCTCCCCATGGCATGATAGTGCCAATCTTGGCAGATCTCATGGTTTTTATTGAGTCGTATCTTACTGTCATTTGTCTTAGATCAGAGTTCCATCAACCACCAACCACGAAGAGTAGGTGGAATAGTTCTAGCATTAGCAGATCCTTCAATATCAACAGAACCAGCATATACTAGTCCAAATGATGCATTTCTAGATTGAACAACTAGTTCTCCAGAATCCCATGCAGTTGCTAATGTTTGACCAGCACCAGCGCCAACCCTAGATCCAGTAGTATCACCTTGAATTGCTGTTGGAACAGCACCTACCTTTTTCGCTCTGAGGATTAAACTGGTGTTATATGTCAAGTTACCACTGAGTTCAATAAATCTAATCATGTCTCCAGTCTGTGCATTATCTGGTAGATATAGAACCATATTGCTACCACTAGAAGTATTGATAAGATAGTTATTGTTAACTTCTAAAGGATTATCTTGCTGTTGACCGACTCCAGTAGTAGAATCAAATTCAACATAAGTATGTCTTCTACCACCATTTCCAGTCCAGTATTTTTCAATACCAAAAGAGTCAATAGCATTGTTCTGATAGATCTTGAATTCCTTAGGACCTTCGGTTCCACCAACACCAGCAGAACCTAAGTTATCAACGTGGAACACAGCCTCGGATGCATTTTCCGTTTCTAGGAGTAGACCACCTTGGTAGAATTTCTGACCCATGGTTACACTACCTTCACGGTTTGATACGCGGAAGGATGGAGTTGTTGAGCAGATGCCATTCATCTGGCAATCATCCCAATAAACTCTAATATCACCGAAGAAATTACCAGGACCCTTGAGAGTTAGTCCATTAGTCTTAGTTACTGGATCTTCAATTGATCCATCACCTGAGTGACCATCATCGTTTGCGATAGAAAGAACTAAAGTTTCACCATCAGAACCATACATTCTGAAGTGACCACCGTAAATAGTAGTATCATCATATGCACTGAGTTTACCACCATTGTATAGATTTACAAGTGGGGTGTTGACATTATTTGGTAATCTAAGACTCTTAGGCATCTTGATTGCATAATTTGCATCAAGAGATCCATCAACGCTATCAGGAACAAAGAATTCTGTTCCAATTCTTACATACGTTGTGTAGTCCAACTTAGGTGAAATTAGATCAGCATCACGAAGTCTGATTTCAAGTCTAATATCACTGGTGTTTGGAGTACGTGCCTTAAGTGCAGCTGCACGATCTACTTGTGTTGCAGGAATATCATCTAGAAGAACTGTTGTTCTATCATATTTGTCTAGTTTGACAACATTAATACCTGCTTGGAAAGATTGTGCTGTTGTACCTTCACGTCCTCTACCACCAGCAGGATAAGTCTGGTTAGTTGATGTTGGTAGAATTAGTGCGCCAGTGGTTGTATCTGTACGTGGCGTATCAGTAATTTGAATAATTTCAATTTGTGCGCCATCTACATACAATGCCACCAAATCACCCATGCTGAATGCAGCAAGGTTAGATTGAATCTCAATATTTGAAGTTGCAGGAACAATTGCTGTGGCAAGAGTTGTTGCTGGACCTAATCCATTTGGATTAATTGTTTGTGGATTGTGTCTGTATACATGAACAACGTCACTATCCTTGGTATATGCAGAAGGAGAAGTTCCAAACTGCTCGGCAAGCATAAAGACTGTACCATGCGTATTACCAACACGTGTGTCTCCTGTGCAAGTATCTACTTCAAAGGTGGTAACTGCAGGATCACCACCATTAGTGATTCTTAACTTATCACCTGTAGGAGAATTGGTGTATGGTGTTGTGCAGCTACCATTAAGAGTTAGAAGTCCGCTGATAGTTGTAGTTTCAGATGAAATGGTAACATTACCTGTTACAGAATCAACTTCAAATACTGTCTC